AAAGAAGAATACAAGAAGCGTGTTGATTATTTATACAAAATTTGTAAGAAGAACGGTCTAAACGTTGACGAACAAAACAAGAATCCAAGTCGCTTGAGTCGTCTCCCGGGATTCATTAGAGATGGCAAAAAACAATTCATCATTGACACCAATATCGGTCACAAGTCTTGGGACGATTGGTACCAATACATCGAAGACTTGAATGATGATTTGCCGAATCCTGAAGGATTGAGCGAGACTTGGGACAATATGCCCGAGCTTGCACCCGAACTCATCAAAGGTGTGCTTAGACAGGGACACAAGATGTTGATTGCGGGACCTTCAAAAGCTGGAAAGTCATTCGGGCTCATCAATATGTCGATTGCAATCGCTGAGGGCTCGAAATGGTTCGGTTGGGAATGTACGCAAGGGAAGATTCTATATGTGAATCTCGAGCTTGATAGAGCCTCATGCTTGCATCGTTTTAAGGATGTATATGCAGCAATGGACATCGAGCCTCGAAACGTATCAAACATCGATATTTGGAACTTACGTGGAAAGACCGTCCCAATGGACAAGCTCGCACCTAAATTGATTCGAAGAGCCCACAAGAAAGGCTATATCGCTGTAATCATCGACCCAATCTATAAGGTGCTCACAGGGGATGAAAATAGTGCGGATCAGATGGCTCACTTCACGAACCAGTTCGACAAGGTAGCGACCGAATTAGGATGCTCGGTCATCTACTGTCACCACCATTCGAAGGGTTCTCAAGGTGGCAAGAAGTCCATGGATAGAGCAAGTGGTTCGGGAGTATTCGCTCGGGACCCAGATGCCCTTGTCGATTTAGTGGAATTAGAGCTAACGGATGAGATTATCCAACAACGATGCGACCAATTGGCTTGCGACATCTACAAGGATGCCATCAATCGCATGAATCGTCCGTACATGGAACAGTACATCGGATTAGATGACTTAAGAAGTCCATATCAAATGCGTAATCACTTCGAGAAAGCGGTCGTGAACATCCAAGATAGATGGCAAACGAATGAGCTTATCAATCGAGAAACAAGCAAGATTCAAACGATGTCAGCGTGGCGTGTGGATGGAACGCTTCGAGAATTTGCTAAGTTCAAACCAAGAAATGTGTGGTTCAGTTATCCACTCCACATTGTGGACGATACAGGAATCCTCGATGACATCGAGTTGGATGATAACACACCTAATTGGAAGAAAACTTGGAAGAAGAATTTTAATGAAAAAATGACTCCAGAGCAACGCAAAGAAGAACGAAAAATCGCATTCGACACAGCGTACTCAGCTCTGAATGATGGAATGAATCCAGTCACATCGAACGACCTTTGTGAATATATGGGCATATCTGAGAAGACTCTCAAAAGACGAATCAAGGAGTTGGATGGGTATGAATTCGATGGTGAGAATGTAACCTTGAAAAAGTAGATTCGGAAAAAATCCTATTTTTGGACAGGACAAACTCGGTCTTGGACACCGGGACAGACAGGACAAAAGACCGAGTTTGTCCGTGTCCACGGTATAAAAATAATGCACCTAAAAGGTGTACTTGGACAGGACAAAGTCGGAGTCAGACACCGAGTTTGTCCCGGACAGACAAACCATAACACTAAGAGTGTGTAATAGGGAAGTGTCCGAAGAATCGTCCACCGTCCATGATAGGAACAGAACAGGTGGGCTTTAGACTCCGCCCACCATGTCTGTCCTTTCTACCATGGACAAAAGCGAAAATAAAAAAAGAAAAGTCTGTGTGGAATTTCACAAACTTAAAAGGAGAAAAATATGGCACGTAAAAAATCAAAATTGTTGGAAGTGGGAAAAGAGATGCCGCTCTTATATCATTCATTCCCAGATGAAGAATATGACCCAACGCAATCTCAAGTATTGGAATGGATTTCGAAACAACCTGAACTCATGGAATGGATTTTCAGACAATTGAAGTCAACAGGTTATATCATCTATGACCCTCAGTGGGCAGCTTGGAGAGGTGTTGGGGAGCATGATTGAATTCTTCATTCCCGTGGAACTCCCAACAACGACCCATCAACAAAAGCAAGTGACTTGTAGGAATGGAAAGCCTCATTTCTATGAACCTCCTAAGCTCATACAGGCTCGAGCGAAGTATATGGCACACTTCTCTCACTTTGCTCCTAAAACGCCTCTACGGGGCTGTGTGAGGCTCACAATCAAATGGTGCTTCCCTCTAAAAGATGGAACATACAACGGACAATATAAAGGCACGAAACCAGATTTAGATAATATGGAGAAATTGCTGCTTGATTGTCTCACCGATTTGGGGTTCTGGGAAGATGACAACAAGGTCGCTTCTAAAATCTCAGAGAAGTTCTATGCGGATCCACCGGGAATCTATCTCAGATTGGAGGAGCTTGAATGAAATTAGATTATCACGAATTCATGAATAAGGTCGCCGATTGGATTGTGGAACAAGAAAGTGTCGCTCAGAAATTGGGCTTCGGTTCGGTCGAATATTTCAATTGGGTTTTAGAATCGAGTGGAAAACTTTGTGATGAATACGAGAATCATCCATTCGTAAGAAGACAAATGCTCATGGTATTCGAGCACATCGATGAAGCCTTAAAAAATCAAAATCGAAAATAAGGAGATAAACTATGGCAAATCAAGTCGAAGGATTGAACGGGACTCGTTCAACTTACGTATACGAGAACATCGAGATTGTGGAGATTGACGGTGTTCGCATGGTTCGAAGATTAAAAGATAAGAAAATCATTGGACTAAATGCACCAAAGAAAGAACCCCAAGAGGGATACTATCAACGACAATTCAACAAGAGTCAACCAAGGTATCAAGATTTAGCTCTTAAAGAAGAACTCACTCAATTCTTCCAAGATACAGGGATGTCAATCGGTGAGTTCATCAAAGATTCCAACATCATCAATTATCATCTTGTGTGGAGCTTTGTGAACGGTAAAAACCGCATCACATTAGATGCCATCAATGAAATCAAAAGGAGAATAGATGCTTATGGAAAACATTAAAATTTATGTGATTGTTAGAAATCAAGAGCCTCACTTCTTATTCGAACGCATTGAAGACTATTCAAGCATGAGAGGATATCTCGCAAAGGCTCATCCACTCTACACACACCGATTCACGAAATACGTTGAGAAGGCGATGCACTTCCTCACAATCAAAGAAGCGTTGGATTTCATCCAAGTACACAAGATTGATGGCTCTTATCATCAAGGACTTGTCTCAAGAGAGACTTAAACGAAGAAAGATGTCCAAACAGTATCTTGAAGAATATGGAGATGTCATCACTTACCTGTACAACATGATGGGGAATTCAAGCGACAAGATGCTTCAAGCTGCTCATGATATGAATGTTAGTGTGACATCATTGAGTAAATTCATGCGAGATCCGTATTCACTCTCTTCTCAAACAAGAGACAAGATTGTGGCGAATATGACACGAATTAAGAAGGAGGACTAAAGGATGAAGGAGACAACAGAATTCGAAAAACTGAAAGATGATGTTCACTACTTGATTGTGGCTCATTGTAAATACAAGGATATGTCGATGTATGACCGAGCGTTGAAACAGTTCCAGGAAGATATTGGATATGGGCAACTCGAAGAAATGAGCTACAATGAACGATTCGCTTTCCTGCTTGGATTTGAAACATCGTTGAAGGCAGTAGAAAACGCAATTGAATTAAGCGAGCAATTGAAGGAAAATCCAAGCATGATTGAATGGCCAGAGAGGTTATGCCCTGATGATTACAGAAACTAAGGAGGATTTTGATGTTAACAGTTTATTCAAAGCCTAGATGCATGGATTGTATGTACACAAAAATGTATCTCGACCAAAACAAAATCAAATACGAGAATGTGGACATCGAAGCGAATCCCGGGGCATTCGAGCTCTTGAAACACTATGGATTCACATCGCTCCCTGTTGTGGTGATTGATGATGAATTTAACGACCCAAACAAAGCTTGGACAGGATTTCAAGTCGATAAACTCGAGGAGTTGATGCGATGATTGTTTGGGCATTGTTTGATAGTGGCAATGGCTGCTATGCTCAAGGAGTTCGAGAGCTGAATGAGGGGGGGCAAAAGATGACAATTTATTCCGTGGAATTGGATATCGAGAACAAGAATAATCACTTCATTCACTTGAATCTCGCTGATTATTCGTATCTCTTCGGAGACAACAAGCTCTATGAGACTCTTGACAAGCTCCCTCACCCGGATCTCATCATTGCAAGTCCTCCTTGTGAGTCTTGGTCGATTGCATCTCACATGATTATGGGGAACGCTTGTTGGAAACAAGAGAGAGACGATGAATCCTTATTCGAACCACAAACACCACTCAGTCCATTTACTATTCGAGACTATCACGAGTATGAAAAATATACTTATATTCCCGAAAGGCAAATTGTGAAGCGAATCAATGGTGAACTATGTGCTTTCAATTTGATTCAAATTATTAAACGATACAATCCGAAGTATTATGTCATTGAGAATCCAGAACGTTCAAGAATATGGGAATATATCGACAGAATTCTCGGATTCAAAATCCCGTATGACAACCTGGTGCATTATAATCAGTATGACGATTATCATCTTCAAAAACCTACGAAATTCAAGTCGAATGTAAGGTTGGATTTGAAAACAGGAAACAAACCAAGTGCGGCGGTGTTTAAAAACGTAAATGGATACAACAATCGTTCGAATATCCCGATTAGTCTAGTGAAGAGCATCTTCAATCAAATTCTTGAAATGGAGGGATTGAATGAAAGATAAGAAAATCGCTGAGATTCGATTCAGAGAGTATCCATATTATGACAAAGAAATCACATCGAGAAAATTCGATATGTTATGCCATAAGGAAGAAGATGTGAATGCGTGGATCCGTGCTAAGGGAACGAATTCGAAAGCAGCGGAAAACGAGCTCATTCGATTTGAGAGTGACAAATATATTCAGAATCGTCTTTTTTGGAAGAGATGCGTGGAAGAAACTCTCGAAGAGCTTGATGAAAAACAAAGAGAATTTGTCACAGAATACTATTTTGATGATGTATATGATTATCGCTCTCTTGCAAAGAAACACTTCACGAATCGAAATGTCATCATGAACGCTTGCAATCTAGCGTGTGAGATTTTGCTCATTAAATTGGGTGAAAAATTCTAGTAGTGACAGAAATAGGTGTTTGTCACGAGAAAAACGTGATATATTAGTAGTGTGAAAAGGTGTAAGAAACGGTATCATCTTGTCATAATGTGAAAACTCCTACATTTATTTTTTCCCCCGGGCCCCCCCCCCCCGGGGGTTTTTTGTTGGTTTAAATATAGAAATGAGGTGATGGAAAGTGACAAAAATGACATTGAAACAACAACGATTTGCGGATGAGTACATCATCACAGGGAATCTTTATAAATCAGCGGTGGAAGCTGGTTATTCTGAAAAATATGCAAAATCTCAAAGCCATAAATTGTTGGATAATGTTGGAATAAAAAGCTATATCGATGAACGCCTTGCAAAACTCGAATCTGAGAAGATTGCAACACAAGAAGAAGTCCTTCAATATTTGACAAGCGTGATGCGTGGTGAGAAGACCGAGCCTCTTTTGGTGTTGGATGGTGAAGGAACTCAAAAAGTTATCCAAGCAGTCCCGAACGTACAATCGAGAACACGAGCGGCTGAGCTTCTAGGCAAGCGATATGGAACGTTCACGGATCGTGTGGACATCAACGCTCAGATTGAATCGAAACCGAAATTCGATGACATCGTGAACCAATTAGGAGGAAGTGGGCTCGATGAATAGCTTCCCACTCTCTCAAAAATACATCGATTTTTGCAACACAGTAGACAATGTGGATGCGGACTTCCTTGAGGGCACGACAGCCGCAGGAAAGACCACGGTGGGACTTGGAGTCAAGTTCATGCGTATGGTCTCAAGAAGCAAGAAGAAGTTCCACATCATCGCAGCGAAGACGGTCGGCGTTGCTGAAAAGAACTTAATCAATCAAGACAATGGCATCCTCGACATCCATCGGGATGCTTTTTATTTTGGTAATGGGGATAAGGACTACAAAATCCCACATATCAAATTCGAAGACAAAATCATCTACGTGCTTGGATACGACAACGCAGACAAATGGAAGATGGCACTTGGTGGGCAATATGGATGTGTATACATCGATGAGATAAACACATCGGACATCGAGTTCGTTCGTGAGGTCTCTACTCGTAACGACTATATGATGGCTACACTCAACCCCGACAATCCCGACCTTCCTGTGTACAAGGAATTCATCAATCGCTCTCGTCCTTACAAGAAGTACGAGAAGGATGTACCTCGTGAGATTATGGCTGACTTGAAAGAGCGACACAATCCAAAATGGAGATATTGGTTCTTCTCGTTCAACGACAATCTCTCTTTAACAAAAGAGGATATCCAAAAGAAGATTGATGCTGCTCCTGTGGGCACAAAGATGTACAAGAACAAGATTCAAGGACTTCGAGGTCGAGCAACAGGATTGGTCTTTCCTAACTTCGACAGTAAGAAGAACGTAATCACGAAAGCTCAAGCGAAGAAATTCAATTATGTAATGTTCTCAGCTGGGCTCGATACAGCTTACTCTTCCAAGAGCCCAGATACGATTGCAATGATATTCCAAGGCATCACGGATGACGGGCATTTGGTTACATTGAGTGAGAAAGTTTTTAACAATGCGGACTTAGACACGCCAATCGCTCCATCGGACACGGTTGAGATGTTCATCGCATTCCTTGATAAAAATTCAAAAGAATGGGGTTTTTGTCGAGATGCGTTTATCGATTCGGCAGACCAAGCGACAATCACAGAATTAAACAAATACAAAAGGCAATATGGAACAATATACAATTTTATAAACGCTTATAAGAAAACAAAAATCATCGACAGAATCAACCTTCAAATTGGTTGGATTGCTCGAGGATTCTATTTGGTCGTTGAAGATTGTGTGGAGCACATCAAAGAGATGAATGCTTATTCGTGGCAAGAAACGAAAGAAGCACCCGAAGACAAGAACGACCACACAATCAATGCGAATCAATATGCGTGGCTACCTTACAAGCGAATGATTGGAGAACAGAGAGGAGAAATAGAAGACGATGGGGTTGGTGAATATGATTAGAAATGGAATGAGGAGCTTTTTGAAAATTGAGAAAGCTCAACCGAGTGCGATTGTCATCAATGAAGAGATGACATTCGAGGACAATGCTGCTAAGAATCGAATTTGGTATCGTGGCAAGTCCTACGAGTTGCAACAACTTTACTCGCAATTATCAACGACACGATTGAGCTTCTGGGGTGCACATTCAACTCCGGGGCAAGAAATCAGAAAGATTCACACGGGACTCCCGGGAATCATCGTGAAGGTATTGAGAGATGCGGTGCTCTACGACATGAATGATTTGGAATTTGAAGATTCCAAGCATGAAGATTTGTGGGAGGATATCGCACAAGATAACGACTTTAAGAAACAATTGAAAGAAGCGGTCAAAGATGCTCTCGTGATTGGTGATGGAGCATTCAGAATCTCGTTTGATTCTACGGTCTCACAATATCCAATCATCGAGTGGGTAAGCGGTGAGCGTATCCAAATCAAGAACAAGCGTGGGCGATTGCATGAGGTCGTCTTCACCACTCGATTTGATGAGAACAAGCAAACATATACACTAGAAGAACATTATGGATTCGGATATGTAACGAACAAGCTCTATCGTGGTGATGCTGAATTGGATATTCATTCGACTGAATACACACAGGACATCAACGATTTCACGTTCGACAAGCATTTGATTCTATGTGTGCCATTTAGCATCTTTGAATCTGATGTGGAACGAGGTCGAGGCGAATCCATCTTTGACAGAAAGACGGACACATTCGATGCGTTGGATGAGTCATGGTCTCAATGGATGGATGCACTTCGAAGTGGTCGAACAAAAGAATATATTCCCGAATCGTTGCTTCCACGGGACCCACGAACAGGAACATTCATGAAGCCGAATGCATTCGATAATCGATTCATCAAGATAGCATCTGACAGAGCCGAAGGAGCAAGCAATGAGATTACATTGCAACAAGCGAACATCCCTCACGAGAGCTATTTGGCAACCTACATCACCGCTTTAGATTTAGCGTTGCAAGGTATCGTGAGCCCTTCTACGATTGGGATTGATGTGAAGAAGCTTGACAATGCTGAGGCACAGCGTGAGAAAGAGAAGACGACTCTCTACACACGCAACACGATTGTGGAAGCATTACAAGAGTTTATCCCTCAATTAGTAAACATGACAATCAATAGCTTCAACGTATTGAATCGTAGACCTATCGAAGAGATTACGGTGAACGTTCCTTTTGGGGAATATGCGAATCCTTCATTCGAGTCTCAAGTTGAGACTGTGGCAAAAGCAAAAACAAGTGGCATCATGTCCATCGAAGCCTCTGTGGATGAGCTCTATGGCGATTCTAAGGACGAGCAATGGAAGTCCGAAGAAGTTATTCGCTTGAAGTCTGAGCAAGGCATCAGCGAGGTCGATGAGCCTTATGTCAACACGGACTTGGATGGATTCAGCGTTGAAAGAGGTGATGAACTTGCTAGTGAGAATCATGAACAAGAACTACCAAATGAGAACGGATCAAGCGAAAGCACTTCTCAACATGAGTAAGGAGTATTGTCCATTCGGAATCTATGCGGTCGAGAAAGACGGTCAGATTGAGATGATGAATTTGAAACCGACATCGAGAACTCAACTCAAGAAGATGGTTCGAGAATATCGATTGAAAGGATTCAAGGTGTATTCGAATGGGTTATGATGTTAGTCGAGCATTTGAACGAATCGAGAATGAATTGCTCGAGTCCATGACGAGGAATCTCAAAAAACACAAAGCGGAAGAAACTGAGCTTGGTATCGAATGGACTCAATGGCAGGCAATTCAACTCGAAGACCTTCATCGATTCAAACAAGAGGCTGCTAAGAAGTACGGTCTCGAGTTCAAATCGATGAACAAGAAGATTAGAGAGACCATCGCCAATGCATCATTGCAAGGTGCAAGCGATGAGGAGCTCAATGTGTTGAAGGCACTCGAAAAAGGCTACGTTCTAAAGCGTGAACGTGGTCTAAGTGCTGGATTCTTCCAAACGAATCAAAAGCGATTAGATGCGTTGATGAATGCGGTCGAGCATGACATGAAGACAGCCCAAACCGCTGTACTAAGATATGCGAACGACCAATATCGCAAAATCATTTTCCAATCACAAGTCGCAGCAAGTTCGGGAGCCCTCACCTATGAGAAGGCTGTGGACATGGCAACAAGCGACTTTTTGAAAAACGGAATCAATTGCATCACGTACTCGAACGGTGCTGTACACAACATTGTGTCGTATGCTGACATGGCTGTGAGAACAGCAAGCAAACGAGCCTATTTGATGGGCGAAGGTCAGAAGCGACAGGAATGGGGCGTGTCCACGGTCATATTGAACAAGAGATTCAACGCCTGTCCATTGTGTATGCCATTCGAGGGCAAGGTGCTCATCGATGATGTTTGGAGTGGTGGAAGTTCTAAAGACGGACCGTACCCACTCATGAGCTCAGCGATGGCGGCTGGCTTGTATCATCCTAATTGTAAGGATAAGCATTCGACATACTTCGAAGGCATAAGCTCAAAGCCCGAATCGAGGTACTATGAAGAAAAGCCCGTCATAAAGGAACGACAACTAATCGAGAACAAGCTCAATCACGCCAAACGACAAGCAAAGAGCTATAATCGACTAGCGAAGAACAGTCTTGATACTGAGAACCAAGAGGTGTATCGTGCTCGTGCTACTGAGTGGAGTGGCAAGGTCAAGGAATATCGTGAACAACTCAATGCGTTTGAAGAAGCTCATGGATTTGAGTTGAAAGATGTTCTAAAACAAGCAAGAAAACATGATTTTAAAGTAAACATCACACCACAAGCCATTGAAAAAGTACCGCTTGTCAATATCCCAGCATTGAGCGATGTTGAAAACAGAAACATTCAATTAATGCATAAGCAATTGTTAGAAGATGCAATGAAAAACAACCATTCGAATGAAGTGGCTTATATTCTTTCTAAGAATGGAGTGTCTAAAGTATACGGGACAGAGAATACAGTTGACTTTGCAAAATCTCATGAGACGGAATTGCTCTTAAAACTATCTCCCGAAAGAAGTTTAGATGTGTTGCATAATCATCCGAAAGGTTCAACGTTCTCATTTGATGATATTGCGTTCTTTGTGAATACTGGTTCGGTTAGAAGTTTAACTATTGTAACAAATCAAGGAAAAGTCATGTATTTGACTAAAACAAAATCTATCGATGCTACGGAAGTGAACAAAGACTTATTTGGGTTGAATTTTACGAATGATGTATCAAAAAATATTGATAACATGAGTAGAATCCTGTATAATTACGGTATAAGATTTAAAATAAGGTAGGTGTGAAATTTGGAATATTTTGTGTTAAACGATGACAATAAACGAGACCCAAAAGAGTTGTTTAAAGAACTCTATGAGAAATGCAAGGAAGAAAAAATCGAAGAACAAAAGGAACAAAAAAACGCACCTAGCGAAAGCTAAGTGCTTTTTTAATACCCAAAATTAAATAAATAAACCCAATTAGAGTCACCCATCCGGAGGGTGGCTCTTTTTGGTATGTCCGAAGACTTGAAACTACGAGGAGACACCTGAGCAAAAAACTGAATACAGGGAGACACCCTAAAAACTGAGAAGGAGGGACATGAAAATGTTCAAACGCAAACTATTTTTCTTTGATGAATCGGCAAACGCTGGGGCATCAACAACACAGGATCCGCAAGCAAGCTCAAACAATCCCGCTCAGAGTACTCCAGAGATTGATTATGAGAAGATTGCGAGTATCGTGGAAGGCAAACAGAAGGTCGCTGAGGACACAGTCTTGAAGAACTATTTCAAGAACCAAGGCTTGACAGGGGAAGAGATGGCTCAAGCAATCTCAAGCTTTAAAAGTCAAAAAGCCTCCGCCCAACCAGATGTGGCAAACCTTCAAGAGGAGCTTCGAGTGGCACAAGCTCAAGCCCTTCAAACCAAAATCGAGAGCAACTTACAACTCGCAGCTATTAAGCAAGGAGTTGGCTCGAACGTGTTGCCATACGTTTTGAAATTGGCAGACCAATCAAATCTCACGTTGGAATCGAAAGTTGAAGACTATGAAGCTGTAATCGCAAAAGTGTTGGAAGACGTTCCAGCTTTTAAACCAGAAGCAACAGCATCGACAGGATTCACACAAGTCGGATCCACGGGAGATGTTAAACAATCAACAACAAATGACGAACTCTTAAAAGTGTTCGGGATTTAAACAAAAAGAAAAGAGGTAAATAATTATGGTATTAAAATACGCAGAAACATTCGCTCCAGCATTAGAGCAAAAATACGCAAAAGAATTGGCATCTTTTGAACTATTCCAATCAAACAAACAAGTTAAATTCATCGATGCTCAAACAATCAAATTACCAAGCATCACATTGTCAGGATACAAAGACCACACTCGTGGCTCATTAGGATTCAACCAAGGCACAATCACAAACGAATGGGAACCTAAGAAATTAGCTCATGACCGTTCAATCGAATTCGTAATCGATCCGATGGATGTGGATGAAACAAACAAAACTGTTTCTATTGGTAACGTACAAAACACATTAGAAGAAGAACAAACAATTCCAGAGAAGGACAGCTATGTGTTCTCTAAATTGTATGATGAAGCTACTACTTACGCAGCAAATGGAGCAACAATCTCAACTGAAGCTCTTACAGCCGAAAACATTTTGGAACAATTTGATTCAGCCATGGAAAAAATGGATGAAGCTGGGGTTCCGGGTGCTGGTCGTTTATTATACGTTACTCCAAAAGTTAACAAATTATTAAAAGAAGCCAAAGACATCCAACGTGTGATGGGAGTTACTGGCGAGGGCTCAGTTAAACGCTCTATTTACGACTTAGATGATGTGAAGATTAAAGTGGTGCAATCAGCTCGCTTGAAATCAAAATACAACTTCACTGAAGGCTGTGTTGCTGCTGCTGATGCTAAACAAATCAACTTCATCCTAGTTCACCCAACAGCTGTCATTGCTCGTGACAAATACTCTTACATCAACGCATTCGAACCTGGTGAAGATTCAAGAACAGCTGACAACTATTTACTACAATCACGCTTCTACATGGATGCATTCCTTGTCAAGAATCGTGCGAATGGTATCTACATCAACGCTCAAGCGTAATCAAAAAGGAGGTATTTGAATGTATACAGCAGAAAAAGGTAACAAAGTTTATACAATCACCGAATTAGAAAAAGAGTACTACAAATCAAGAGGATTCGACATCTATGATGAAAATCATACTAAAATCGATTCGGGTACACACAAAGTAGATTCAGCTACTTACAACGAAGCTCTCGACAAAATTGTCGAATTAGAAGCAAAAGTGTTGGAACTAAGCAAAAAAGGAAACCGCAAAGGAAACAACAAAGGAAATGAAACCGCCGAAGAAGCAACAGAAGAAGCGGGTGAGTAGTCATGATATATGCTGATGAAACGTTCTACAAGAACGAATATCTTGGAACTCACACTCCAGAGAACCTCAATCGCATCTTGAAGACAGCAAGTCAGCATATCGACACACTAACATTCAACCGAATCGTTGGAGTGGGGTTTGAAAATCTCACTCCATTCCAACAATCGGTGATTCGTGAGGTGTGTTGCCAAATGGCTGACTTCATGATTGAGAACAAAGACTTAATCGAGACCGCTCTTTCATCGTACTCAATCAATGGAGTGTCGATGAACTTCGGTGATTCTTGGAATGTAGTCACAATGAACGGAATCGCAATGAAGCGAAGCACATTCGAATTGTTGAATAAAAGTGGACTTACAAGGAAGGTGATTTGATGCATTTTCCAAGTTTAGTTCTACCACAATTTTGCAAGACTCCAATCCATGTGATTGTGCAAAGCGAAGGTGTGTCGAAGGATGGCGAGCCTATCAAAGAATTTGAAGCCGATTTGTTTTGTAACTATCAAGACAAGGTCGTGACCGTGTTGACGGATCAACAAAAAATTGTGAAGCTCACAGGGTCGGCGTTGTTTAATGGCGATATTGCCCCCAATTTAGCGACTTTGAGTGGCGGAAGTGTAAACGTCCATGGAGTAGAGCGAAAGATTGCAGACACACGAAAATCACGAAATCCGGACGGTTCTGTGAATTACACGTATCTCGGATTGGAGTGATGGACGATGATTCATGCAAACAGTCGGGTGAAGTTCGACTTCGGAGTCATTGGAAGGCTCAAGAAGGCTCAAATTCAAGCGTTGGAACAGACTGGCGAGTATTTACACACCGAGATTGTAAACGCCCAAGTGGTCCCGTTTAGAGACGGTACATTGCAAGGCGAGGCGTTCTCGGTCGATTACTCGGGGTCGAGTGGTGGTCGAGTATCTTTGACACACTCCACTCCATACGCTCGAAGATTATATTTTCATCCCGAATACAACTTCAACACGAGCACGAATCCACACGCTCGGGGCAAGTGGATGGATGATTGGGTTGAAGGTTCGAAACAAGAGGACATCAAGAAGGCTTATGCTGCTTTATACAAGAAAATATCGGGGGTGTGAAGATGATAACATTGGCAGAAGTGCGAGATTGGTTGGAATCCTATCACGCAGCTCAAAACTACTACATCGGGAAACTCGATAATAAGAAAATGTATAGCATTGGAGTCTATCAACGCAAGACGAATGTCGAACCACGAATTGCTATTGGTGGGAGGAATTTGGCAAGTTATGATGTGAAATCGGTCAGCATCTTGATTCATCACAATCAGAATGCGAACGAGACAGAAAAGCGAGCGAACTACCTCTTCAACCAAATCCTAAAGGCTGAGAACGTGGTGATTGGTGATACTCCAATCCAAATGATTCGACTCTTATCGAACGAGCCCATTGATGTGGGGACTGATGACAATAACGTGTACGAACGTGTCATCGAATTAGATATCTATTACAGATTAGAACAAGAAAGTGAGGAATAAAAATGGCAGAAAAAAGAACAGGGGTATTCCCCGTCTATGAAAACCAATTCCAAGTAAACACAGGGACGAAAGACGCTCCAACTTGGACAGAAATCAAAGAATTAGAAAGCTTTTCGGTATCATTTGACAATGGTGTCGAAGAATGGTCTCCATTCGAGCATAAAGGATGGAAACGCCGCTTGATGACAGCTAAATCAGTCACAATCTCAGTATCAGGAAAACGACACATCGGTGATACTGGTAACGATGCAATCGCTGCTATCGCATTGAAGAATGGTCGTGATGCTGAAAAAGACTTCCAATGGACATTCCCAGACGGATCCAAATTAGTCTTCAAAGAAGCTGTAATCAACATCAAGGACTTCATGTCTGGTGATAGTACAGCACCCGCACCACTATCATTCGACATCATGTCAAATGGTAAACCTGAATATACAGCGGCAGGCTAAAAATCACGAAAACAAGTGGAGGGGTGAACATCGCCCCTCTTTTTTATTTGGCAAGGAGGAAAACTAATGCATAAAGCACTAATCAACTTCATCGATGCGGAAACTCGCAAGGAATACAAAGTCGGTGATGAATTCGATACAACAGGAATGACGGATGAACGAATCCACGAATTGACGACCGAACACAATCGAATTGGTGTTCCACTTATCGGTGAAGTAGAAGAAACAGAAACGACAGAAGTATTCACAACAATGAAAAGCGAGGTATTTGAATAATGGGTAAGATTATCGACATCACAGAACAATTAAATTTTGAATCAAAACCAAAAATCAAAATCAAGAACGTAACCATCGAAGTAGATGATTCAGCTCCAACAGCACTCAAGCTCATGGAAGTGATGAGCGGAGTTGATGGGGATCCGACTGTTGCTCAAATGAAGAGCTTGTATGAAATCATCTTCAACGAACAAGACCGTGTGAAGATTGAAAAATTAAGTTTAAATCTAAAAAGCTGGATGGCTCTCATTCGTGAGGCAATCAATTTGATTGTAGGAGACCAAGAAGCGGGGGAATAGGTGAGCCATATTACGACATTTTTGAAGACTGGGACTTGATGGTCTCGTCTTTTAGAACGCAATATGGCATCTCGTTCTATTCTTATGATTTTAAAGAAATGAAATGGAAAGAATTCAGAGCTCTAGTCTCTGGACTTTCATCGGAGACTCCTCTTGGACGAATTATCCAAATTCGAAGCGAGGACGACCCAAAAATGCTCGAATCGTTCTCACCGGGGCAACATCGAATCCGAGACGAGTGGCGAAATAAACGAGCAAAACAACGAACACAAGAAGAGCTTGATGCGGTTCTCAAGGAACTTCAACAAGCATTTTCTGAATGGTAGTAAGAAGGAGGTGGACAAATGGCAACTAAAATCGGCGATGTTGAATTGGGATTGGTGGTGAATCAACAAGGATTCACGAATCAATTGAATGGAATCCAACAAAAAGTCATGGGCTTTGCGAAAGTCTTAGCTGGTGCGTTTGCGGTCAAGAAACTCATTGATTTTGGTTCTGAGGCAATCAAGCTCGGGTCCGATTTGAATGAAGTTCAAAACGTGGTTGATGTGGCATTCCCTAAGATGTCGAAACAAGTTGACGAATTCGCAAAATCGGCAATGTACGCATCGGGATTGTCTGAGACGATGGCTAAACGCTACACAGGGACATTCGGTGCAATGTCCAAGGCTTTTGGATTTAGTGAACAACAAGCCTATGAGATGTCCACAGCGTTGACGAGCTTGGCGGGGGATGTAGCATCGTTCTACAACATAAGCCAAGACGAGGCGTACACGAAATTGAAATCTGTATTCACAGGTGAGACCGAAACATTGAAGGACTTAGGGGTCGTAATGACTCAAACAGCTCTTGATGCATATGCGATGGCGAATGGATTTGGGAAGACCACCGCTGAGATGTCTGAGGCGGAGAAAGTGGCTCTAAGATTCGCATTCGTTCAAAGTCAACTAGCTCTTGCAAGTGGTGACTTCGCAAGGACAAGCGATTCATGGGCGAACCAAGTGCGGATCATGAAATTGCAATTCCAATCGTTCATGGCATCCGTTGGGCAAGGACTCATCAATCTGTTCACGCCTGTGATTCAAGTTCTTAACTTCCTACTAAGTAAACTCTTAACTGTCGGGAACGCATTTAGGGCTCTTACTGAGCTATTGACGGGTAAGAAGTCACAAGCAGGAGGTGGGATACAAGAGACCGCCGATGCTGTCGGGAACCTTGCGGACAATATGCAAGGGGCAGGTGGTGGAGCTGGCGACATGGCTGATGCTGTGGATGATGCTGGTGGAGCTGCTGACAAGGCTGGCGGTGCTGCTAAGAAGGCAGCAAAAGAGATGAAGTCTTTGATGGGCTTCGATAAAATCAACAAACTATCCGAACCAAATGACGACTCTGGCGGAGGCGGAGGCGGCGGAGGAGGAGGTAAAGGCAAAGGAAAAGGCGGTGGAGGTGGAGGCGGGGGGGGCCCACC